GGATCAATAACCACAATAGCACCTCTTCAAGATCTAGAAAATCCTCCAAACTCTGGTGTGAATGAACTTTCTATTGCATATACAGCAAAAGGGGATTTACCCGTAGGTACGGCTGCAAAAACAGGCGTGATATTGCCGATCGGCACAACAGACGGCCAGGTATTGGAAGTATACGCAGGCGCACCAAGTGGTATGCGTTGGGCTACTCCTGCGCCTCCTTCTGGCGGCCCTACGATCAATCGCAGCAACGCAGCAACCGTAGAAGTCGCGCAGCCGCAATCCTTGAATGAAACTATGATACTCGTGGCCGAAGAGCCAAACGCTGCGTGGGACGCTGTGGAAAGTCAGGGTGGCGATACGGCGCCCTATGAATTAGAGTTTACTACCCCGTGGTTCAAAAACTTTCAAAATCCGGCAGCGAACGACAGCGGTCTTCAGGGAGTAGTTGAAATCATAAACGGTGCGAGAACAATTAGGTTGGATATAATAAATCAAGGTTCAGGATCTGTTCTCACGCTTGGACATTTGATCTTTGAAGAATATGCTGCCCCAGCGCGCGTGTATGGCTATATCGGGCCAGAAGGAGCGAGTTCTTTGATGGGAAACAGTATCATTATAGTTGGTGCATTTACTAAATTAATATATACTGGTCCAACCCCTGCACCGCCCCTATTATGTAGTCAAATATTGGGGGTCAGTTTTCAAAATACTCTGAGTATAACTGCTTTCAACCTACCCTCTCCCAACGTGGGAACTGCACTCGGCTTGAGTGGATTTGGACCCCAAGGATATTGCAGCTCAATCGCGTTAATACCAGGAACCAGCGAATACGTAATAGGTGGAAAGTTCAGCAATATTCTTTGCTCTCCCGCTGTTCCAGGAAGTGGCGGCTTTATGAGTTTGTGTACGTATAATACAACTACGAATGCATACGACCTTTCTACTGGTGCTATTTCCGCTGGTTTGGGGGTAAGATTGAGCGGGGGGCCGGGAACTGTTAATGATCTATATTGGAACGCAGCAACATTCCAGCTCCTGATAGTAGGCGAGTTTGATGAACTTGTAGTAGATGCAAATACGAATATACCTGCTCCAGCAAACTCTCACGGTTTGGCCAAATGGACTTTACCTATCGCCGGGGCCCCTTGGGCAGCCACCCCTACAGGTGCACCTACTCCTGTTCCGGACGCGATTTGCTTGAGGCCTATGGTCTCACAGGGGGCGGGCGTTTTTGTAGTTTGCGGGTCATCAGGCATTCCTGTAGCATATAATATAGCAACTAACGCCACTAACGCCCTGACTGGAACTTATCCAGCTCCCGCGATCCCTTTTAGCTTCAATTGTGCAGTAGGAGGAACTACTGATATAGGGGCAGGACAAGTAGCGTATGATTTCATTCTGTATAATGATACAACTAATTTAGTATGTTATGTTTATTACTATTCGGCTGCAAACGGAACATTAGCGACCGCGCTGACGCCTGTTCCTACAGGGTTTATTCCGGATACGACTGGTGGTGTAATTTTAAATGGTGGTATTTATCTATTTATTGATTATGATGCTTTACCAGTAGTGAATCTTCTACAAGTAGCAGCGAAAAGTTCCATTTTTAGGTATGCGGCAGATACTCACGCCACAATTAATTTCACTTTGGGTAATGGTGGTACACCCTTTATCGGCTTTATTGAAAATGGTACACTTTATCATACCGCTTCTTTTAATGGCCCCACCTGTCCTCAAAGTCAATCATATATAGCCAATTCAGGAAAAACTGCCTGGATCCAAATTGGAGCCAAAACGGCAGGTATAACTTATTCATAATTAAGACATTTTAGCAAAAAATAATATCTTTGCACTTATTATAAACAAATAATATCTAATGTCGCTCGCGTCTTCTTCATCTTACAGCGTTGCTGGATCGGCAGTTAAACAGCAAGGCGTTCTGACTTTTGTTGCAGGTCAGACCTGTACTGTTCCCTGCAAATCACTTACTGCTACTGATTATATTGGCCTTCTTGTTATAAATCCTACTGCTGGAAGTGTCCCTGCTGGTGGTACACAGCTCACAAACAACCTCTTTACTATCACCATCACAGCAGGAACTGGTTTCACAGTTGTTGGTAGAGATGCTGCCTTCGCTGGGACGGTTTCCTATGTTGTTCTCGCCAATTCTCTTCCTGATGTTAATATCACCTCTGCCTAATCATTTAGCGATTTAGGTGAGGCAGGTGAACCAAGGTGAGGTCTTTTGCAATCTATTTCTATTTCTCAAATCATACATATCCACACTATAGATAAGTATGATATTCACTCCACCTAACCTAACCTCTTCACCTTTTTTGGCCCGATCCTTGGATTATTACCGACCCCTTTAGATTAAATACCGCAATAATCAACAAAAATGGTATTAATCTAACCGAAATACACTATTACAGGGAATAATAGATCTATTTTTACCCGATTTAATCTAATTTGCCTAGATTATTCACGGTTTATTTAGATTATTACGACCTAGGCCCGATATTGATTATTACAAGATATAAAACTATAAAATAATATAGAAATTAAGCAAATTTTTATATCAAGTAAGAATATATAGCAAATATAAACCAGTAATGACGCAACCAACGCAGATATATTATGATCTTGATGTTGTAAATACTGTGCAGCCTTCACAAACTACCGCACAAGCAGCGCAGCCAAATCGTCTCACATTTACGGAGATCAGAAGCAGTCCTATTCTAGACAATCCCTCGGACTACTTCTTGTCTATTGTGAGGTTTAGTTTAGACACAGCGGGCAGTATGCCCCTGTTTATCCCACAGATTGAATTGAATAACAGCGCAGGAGGTACGCCTTGGAACAATACTGTCTACTACATTACGGTTGAATACAATCCACCTGCTGCACCAGCGAATAGGCTGATCAAAAAGGAGCGCGTGATTTGGGTGCCACAGTCTAACATCTATCCTGCTCCTGGTGTTGTCCCCGCAACAGTTCAGGCCAACACCGAACCCTACTACTGGTGCAATAACATTCAGGCGTTCGTCTGTATGATGAATAACGCACTTGTTGCCGCATTCGCCGATATTATCGCACAGGCGGCAGCAGCTGTGCCGGCCATTACCCTCCCTGCGACTTGGCTCGTGGGAAATGAACCCTATTTTCTCTGGGACGCGCCCTCCGCGAAGTTGACCTATGTGGCGCCGCGTCTTATCTTTGAACAAGAATGTTTAGGAAACGGTACGGCCACGGGATTTGTATACCTTAACAACCCCCTATTTACCCTCTTCTCTTCTTTAGAGACATTTCACAACTACACATACAATCCCAACCCAACCTCAATCAACGACACAGAGGCAAACTATCTGTTGAAGGTATTTAACAAAAGGGGCGGCCCGCAGGGCAATTATGTTCCTGCCAATCCCACCCCCGTTCCCCCTACTCCCCCTCCTATCCTTCCATATCCTCTTCCATTTGTAGGAGTAGGCCCACCATTTGATGCCTATTTTATGGAACAACCCTATAGCACGGGTGCTACTCTCTGCCCGATTCAGTCCCTCGTGTTTACGACAACCTTGGTTCCTGTATTACCCCAATTGATAGGCGTTCCGCGATCATTAAGCGATAATGTAGGAACTGGTGGGGCTACTGGCCAGAACGACAATATAAGCAACGAAATTACAGATCTCGTGGTTAATTTAGTAAACGGAACCGAGTATTTTCCGAATGTTCTCTATTTACCGACCGCCGAATATCGCTTGATTGATTTGCAATCCAACGCCCCATTATACGGCATTCAGATCAACGTGCTTTGGAAAGATGTTTACGGAATCCAGCACGATTTCTTTCTCCAGAACGGTTGTTCTTGTTCCCTGAAAGTAATGTTTCGTAAGAAGAATGCCGAGAGTATCTAATTTATTTTAGGCGTATTTCTTTTTTTTTTATCTTTGCATTAGTTATAAAGCAAATATAAATCCTAATGGCCTCCGCAGATTTTGAGAAGATTTGTGTTCAAGATGATCTTCTGTTGACCACCGACAAGGTTCGCTACGCCGTCTTTAAGGGCGCGCAGAATATTACCCCGTCCCAATATCAGGCGATTTCCATAAGTCCTTCATCTATTACCTTCAACGTACAATTGCCGTCTGAGTCCACGGTTTTTAGCAGACGCATTATGATTGAGACCGAGATGTCCGTCAAATTCACTATTACCCCCAACTCTAGTATGCAGGTTGGCTCCCGTGCTGTTAATTTAGCATACGGTTCCGCCCTTGGCCCCTTCCCCTTCCACTCGTGCTGCAATACTATCCAAGCCACGATCAACAACAACACCGTCAGCACCAACCAAAAGGACATTATGTTCCAGCTGCTCCGCTTCGGTGATCGCCGTGAGGTTGCCCGTCTGAACAACGCCACTCCCACCCAATACGACAGCTATTACAGATACGCTGACGCGCTTGGTGCTAATAACAACCCCAACGCTGGTTGGAACGACTGCGAGTATGATCAGGACTTTCAGCCCCGCGGTGCTTTCAAGATCATCTCTATTGCTGGAAACCAGCCCTACGTGCAGGACCAGAACGCCCCCTACGACATCACCATCACCTTTAAGACTCGCGAACCCCTGATGCTTTCGCCCTTCATCTGGTGCGACCCTGAAAGCAACAACCAGGGTATGTATGGTTGCCAGACCTTGAATTTCACGTTTAATTTGGGTTCCGCAAATCGCGCTTTCCGCCTTGCTCTTGGTCAGCTCGGAACTACTGGAAATTTTTCTCCCGCAAGCTCTACTTCCCAGTTCGCCGTCAGCGCCGCTACAATCACGAATGTCGCTTCTTCCCAACTTCAAATGCTCTTCTTAACTCGTCAGCCTTCTAACTTGGTTTCCGCTAGAAATGTGCTGCCATTTGCTGAGTACCCGAGGTACTTAACTGATGTTGGTTCTACTCTGCCCGCAAACGGTGCTGCCGTTGAGCAGACTTTTCAGAGTATCCAATTGAACTCTGTGCCCGATAAATTGATTATCGTCGCAAGGAAGAAGATGGGCAACCAAACTCCCGCCGACAGCGACAGCTTTCTTCCCATTAGGAAGATCAACATTTCATTCAACAACAAGGCGGGTCTCTTGTCTGGTGCAACCCAGCTTGATCTGTGGCGTATGTCTGTTGAGTCAGGCAGCAACCAGACTTGGAATGAGTTCAGCGGCTCTGCCTACAAGAGCGCCCAGGGTGGCCAGTCTGCAAACGACGGGCTTCCCCAAAGTATCCCTCTCTGCGGCGCTGTTCTTGCTCTTGAGTTTGGACGCCATATTGAGCTTGACGACGTGTACGCACCCGGGTCAATTGGAGCCTTTCAATTACTTTTCAAGGTTGAATTGGAGAATAACACGGGTCTTGAAATTGCGCCTAACCAGTATGAACTTGTGCTGATCACTATGAACAGCGGTGTCTTCGCGATTGAGCGCGGCACTTCCCAGACCTACACCGCCATTCTGTCCCGTGCTGACGTGTTGGCTGTGTCTTCTCGTCCCCAGTATTCCAAGTCTGGCCTTGCCCGCCTCGTCGGTGGTGCAATTGAGGACAAGGTTAAGATGCTTGCTCGTCCTTTGATGGAGGCTGTTGGTATGGGCACTTCTGGCGGTGGTATGTCCGCTGGTGGTTTGTCTGGTGGCGGCACTTCAGGTGGCCGTATGGCGAAACATCTTGGTATGTAAGAGAACCAAAAATTCCTTTCTTGTAAATAATATTCCCTTTATTAACCGGCTTGGCGCAGAGGAAGCGCGCGGGGCTCATAACTCCGAGGTCGTACGATCAAAACGTACAGCCGGTATTCAATAAAAAAAAGGTCTTACCCTGCCTTGTTTTTATTGCACTTACTGTTTCTCATAAAGCACACAGAGTCATAATGTAATCACGCTGGGTCTTCGCTCCAAGACAGAATTGCTCATATTCTTCACCTGTCGCCACTTTTTTTGCTAATGTAAGCGACAAATTGACGCTTTCGCTGTATTTTTTAAACAACAAAGGGAGGTTCGCCGTCTTTTGTTGTTCAATTGCTTCATAAATCATCTTCTCTATCTTGACGAGACGCAAATTGTTCTCGCAATTCTTCAATCTGTTCCACGATTTCTCGTTCTCCGCTCTTTGATTTCCTGCGAGGCGAGTGAAGAGACACTTGCACTCGTGAAACCTGATGTTCTCTTCAATTGTCTTGATGCGTTTGTCGCAGTCGTCATAAATTGTTTTGAATTCCATTCTTGATTTGTTGCATACACTAAACTTTATTCAACAAAAACAATTCAATTTTTTTTGAAAATCGTGAATAAATCAATATCATAAAAAAACTTGGTCGTTTTTAGGTGGAGAGGTGAGGTGAGGTGAAGTGATTGGCGATCCTATCCTATAGGCTAGAATCGCTGTTTCGGGATATACAAACGGATTGAAAATTGCTTCACCTGGCTTCACCTCTTCACCTAACTTTTGGGTTAAGCATAAATGCATAAAATTATTATCTCCGACTAATGTAGAAAGAAATGCCTATCAAAATCCCCCGTCCACCTATTAAGCCCGTCGTAGATTTAGCAAAAAGGGTCCTGCCTGCTTTGTGCCCAAACCCTAATGTGTCTATTTCTCTACCCCCGAAAATTACCTTTGGTTGCCGTTGAGTGATCTTTTAGGGTGTTTTTTTCTCAATTAATTTTAAGACCCGTGTACTTAAAATTAATGGAAGGCGCTATTTCATTTTACGAAGTTAATAAACTTTACACCCGTGTTAAGGAATTAGAAGCAGAGAATGCAGCTCTGAAGAAAAAATTAGAGACATCTACTGCTGAACGCCTTGGAATGCGCTCTGTCTCTTTTGGCTCACCGTGTATGGACGATCCTGTCCCTGAACCTACTTGCGTTCCGCGGGGATCGGGATCGGCTGTGTGGCGGCCGGCGCCTCACCCGAGTTGGTGTCGTCAGACGATCCTAGAATAGTATCCCAGTCAGCAGTTGCTAGGCGACCGTTGTCCGCTTCATATTGTGCACCCAAAACCCGAATGTGCTCTTGCTGCTCTTTGATGTAAGCAATCAACTTTGCGCGCTCGGCTTCAAGCGTTTCAACCTGTCGGCCTAATGCCGCAATCTCTGGATTCTCGCGGTTCCACTCCCTGTATTCCAATTGAGTCATTTCATCATTCTCGTCCGTGTCCGTGTCTGCGTCTCCTTCCAGTTCGTGCACGAACTCTATTGCGATCTCCTCTAGCCACTCCTTCTCGGGCAGATTCTCTGTGAACCAGCGCACGATTGCCTGGCGGCTGAAGTAGTAGTTCAATTGTTGGCAGAGTTCTTCGTAGTCGTCGTTGTCAAAGCAAGTCTGGCATTCGTAGGTGTCATCTTCCCTGAACCATTTGAAACCATCTTTGAGTGTACATTCCACACCACACCTCTTGCATTCGTGGTAGTTCTGAATAGTAGTCATTTATGTAATTCGCGTCTGTCTGTGTATTACATAAAGATAAAGATAAAAACAAATCAATTTTTTTTTAATTCAATAAATAATCCTAAATCTTCAGGAAAAATCAAAAATAAGTATTTAATTTTTGAATTTAAAAAAAAATTGAATTGGTTTCTTTGAGTAGTTATATACTCACAGATTCAAGGCATTAGCAAATCGCTAAAAAAATTGATTGAGTTTTACAACTTGCATATATACGAAGAGCAAACAAGATACAAGATGCAACACACCAGAGAAACACAAAAGGCTTACCACTTATCCAAGGGGATCTACTTTGAGGAATACTTCCCGCGCGAGAGACGTGAAAATGAAGCACAAAACAAGCAAATCTACAACCTCGCCAAGAGGAACAAGTTTTACACGAAGCAGATCGGAAGATTCACGGTGGGCCTGGACACATTCGGATTTTACGCTGGCTCCCCCTACTTTATGCACCTCGCAAAGAAAGCCACCAAAGGTGGTTCAATCGTCGTCGGGTTTATCGCCTTCACCGCGGATACACTTCGTGGCGCCGAACGATACTTGACCACGCTCCAGTATATTTTCGTGCACCCCAAGTTTCAAGAGAAAGGCGTCGGCACGGAACTTTACCAGAGAATGATTCGCACCTCGGAGAATTTCGGTATTTCAAACCAGGCCGTGGAGTTTGATGCAACCAACCCGCGCCTGTGCGAGCTCTACACCAGAGCAGGATACGCTTATCTTCCCAAATATGATGGGAAGGTAAACAAAGGAGACGGCACTCACGTCAAATGGTACAAAATCGCAGTAAGAAAATATCTATCCCCTTTCAATCTCACACTTGTTGATGACGAGCCGGAGGCTGAGGCTGTTGGAACCCAGGTCCCACATTTCAAAACACACAGAGCCGCTATTCTGGCCGCCTCGGATTAAGACAGCGTGGTCGCTGACTGAACACTTCGCAAGTCGCCCACGATCGTTGCATTACAGACGCAATTATGCTTGTAATAACCCTGCTTGGTGGAAAACATCTTAACGTATTCGTAGAGATGTGTAAGCAGATTTTTTTCTTCTGTGAAACTGCTGTTGTGGTGTCGCAGCGAAGACAGGGTTGAATTGCTCACGCTGAATGCGTGCAGCGTATCTTTCCACACCTTGTATTTGGCATTCAGTTCGCGCTGTGCTTTGAGATACTCCTCCTCCGTATACAGTTTCTTCTTGGAGATGGAGCGCAACTTGGCTAGTTCCGCGTTATACTGATCCATAAACACCCGGTGATTCTTATCAATATCTGTATTAAGAACGCTTATGTAGTGGGCTACTTTGTCTGCTTTGGCGCTCTGGGTTGCAGGAACGGGTATGAATTTATGTGTTGCAACCGATACGGGTAATACAACAGGGGCTGCCCGTCGTATGACGGTAGGGGCGGCGGGTGCTGGTTTGGGTGCTGATTCGCGTTTTGGCTTTGCAAGGATTTTTTTGACTGCCTTATACACTCGTCGGCGGCCGCCTCGCAGGTCTTCATCTTCGTTTGCGTCGTCGTCAGATCCAAGTCCGAGTTCAAAATCGGCTGCCCCATAATCTTCGGCTTCGTCTGCGTTCGTAAAGTCCAAATCGGAAGATTGAGAAAGGGCAAGTTCATCAATTGGGACTGCGTATACACAGGACGCAGAAAAAAGGAGGGGCAAAAGTGCTAAAAGGGCGTAAGTAGGGCGCATTCTTGGTTGGTTATAACTTAAGATGAGATTTTATATTTTGGCGCTTTCATTCTACCCGTAAATACCTTCCAGTTTTCATTCGTGATGCGGATCGGATCGGGATCTTCGTCCATATCCTTCGGCTTCTCCTTCTCCTTCTCAAAGCCACTACGAGTAGTAGAATACATTTCCTGGAAGGGCAGCAGCGTCTCATCAATATCAGTTGCGTTGGAAGCCAGAGCGGGACGAATAGGCAGCATATCAGCCCTGCTTTGGTAAGCAAAGGGATTCGCCAATCCAATCCTGCGTTTGAATGGGGTCATTTCCTCGTCCATATCAAGCGACGCGTTGCCTCCATACATCTCATACGGAAGTTGATCGTTAATGTTGTCGTGTACGCCTTCATACACACCACCCGAAAGAATCTGACCCCTGCGTTTCAAGAACTCCGCGGGTGCATTCAACTCGTTAATAAAGGGCATCATTTTCTCGCGTGCCTCGCGACCCTGCGACATATCTACGGTGCGGGGGTGCCCTCTTTCCAGTTCAGCGAGCAGTTTCATATCCTCCAAGTGGCCGCGCTGCGAACCAAACCCGAAAAAGTCTTTTGCTTTGTCTCCCCAGGTTCGCTGGAGACCCGACGGCACATAATCAGACAGACTGTCTGGAATAATTCTGGCGGTTGCCCTGCGAACATCACTCATAGTCGGCAAATTGTTTGCAATCGTGTTATACCAGCCACTCGCACTATCCGCAGCAGAAGAAGCCCAGTCCTTGACTGTATCCCAAATACCGCTGCCTTCCAATTCACCTACTAGCGTTTCATCTGTGATCCCGTAATGCTTCATCAATTTCGCGAGGAGTTCGGGCGGAACACCAACTCTGTTCAAATATTGCTTTGCATTCGCCCTTGCGTTTGCGCGGCGCTCTCCGCGGCCCAGACCAATTAGGGTATTGCTTGCGACCCGTGGCTGCTCCGCGTTTCCCCAACGCTGGCGCTGCTGCTTGATGTTGGTAATCCAACCCTGCAAACTGTCCTGAATTGCAGTATCTTCGTTCAATTCATCTTGAGTTCCTGCCTTTCGCAGAGCATCTTGAATATCCTGCGGTAATGTAGCATAAAATGCGCGCATTTCGTCCATATTTTGGGGATCAACAACAGCGTCTGTGCGGATTTCGTAGGCCTTGTATAACTCCCAAACCTGGGCGCTTTGCTGGGCGTCCAACTCTGGAACCTGGAGGGGCACGGTGCCGCCTGCGTCCAAATACGCCTGTTGCTCTGGGGTCAGTTGTCGCGCCGGCGCTGCTGGCTGTACGGGTGCTGGAACTGGCTGCTGTTGCTGCTGCTGCTGCTGCTGCTGCTGTGCTGCCGCTGCCTGTGCTGCTGCTTGCTGTGCTGCTGCTTGCTGTGCAATCGCTATTAATTCTGCTCTAATTCTGGGCAATTGTTTATTAAGAATGGTGCCACTTGGAGTGCCTATAGCTGGATCGTTGGTAGTATTTGAAAAATCCTGAATGTCGCGCTTCAATCCTGCCGCTTCTCCAGCCAACCTACGAGTATTAAATACAGCGCCTTCTGGGACACCGCCGTCTACTTGATGTTGATAATATGCACGAAGCAAAGCCATAACACCATCAGGGGTTTTATAATTTCCATAACCGCCCTGCGGTGTCTGTGGAGGCGGGATTGCAGGCCACGGAAACGGGCCCGACTGTGGATTTCCTGGCTGCGCTGGCCCTGCGTCTGGTGCCCCCGCTGGTCCTCCTTGCTGTCCTGGCTGTCCTGGCTGTCCTTGCTGTGCCGCTGCCGCCGCCGCCGCCGCTGCTGCCGCCTCTGCCGCCTGCTGCTGCTGAACAAGAGGATCAACAGCAGGTGCAACGGGTAGAGGATTCTGGTTAAATATGTCCGACTGGAACCGCTGCGCCGCTTTGTAGCGGTCAACATCTTTCTTGCTGACGTTGGTGTATATCGCGGCTTTCAAATTGTCCTCCATAAGTTTCACAGTTGCAAATGCGTCGGACGCGCCTTTCCTAAAGCGCTCGTATGCTGCCCGCTCTGGACCCGTGTTCCTCAAATTGGTTGTGGGGAAATTGTTGAATGAGGTTGCATACAGAGATCCCGTTTGTTTCAGCAAGGAAATCAGGGGCAGCAAATAGGTAGTGTTTACACCGTTTGCAAAATCGGACGATTGCGACATTTGGGGCGCATAAAGTTTAATGTAGTTCACAAGTTCATTATAGGTCGCAATAATATCAACCATCTTGAAATAATCTGAACTCAGGCTGATTAAACGCGCATCTGAAAGCAAGCGCGCGGGAGAATTTCCTAGATTGATTAGGGTCTGCAGCTGGCCGTAGATGTCGGTTTTAAAGCCGAGGAGTTGTGATAATTTATTAACAAACGATCCGATCTTGAAGGAAACACCTACATCTGCGGGAGACGGGGGCATTTGACTTTGCTCGTAAAGGTTTGCCTGCTTGATTTCGTTTTGGTATACCTGCCGATTGGCGCGACTATCAGCCGTGTTTAGAAAAAGCCGCTCGGCTTCCCTAGTGTAGCCTTGCTCTTCCCTCTTGTCTGACTGCTTACTCACAGGGTGAGCGTCTAATAGTTTTTTTAAGCGATCCATACTACCTCCTTTTACACTATCATTAGAAAATAATTCTCCACTTCCTTTCAAATCCTTCAAATTAGGCAGAAGCTTTTTTAGATCTTCTACATTACTCAATCCAGCGGTCCTATTGAATAATCTAAATCTGTATTTTTGCGTGATTGCACGATATAAATAATCATAGGCGTCGTTCCTATCAGGATCCAATCCCAAGTCTTTTGTTATGTTTCGTCCTTGTTCATCAAATAATTCTAATTTTCTCGGTGATATTACTTTGAATGTTATTCTACCCTTTTCATCTGGAAAATAGCCCTGTTCTAACTGCCTTTTTAGGATAGGTCTTATCAACGGGTTAATTTCATCTTCAACTTTGTCCAGTTCTTTTTGGATCTTTGTAGTATATTTTGCCCTATGCAACGTCAAGTATCTATCGTGCAATTCTTTAATTTTTCGTAAATCTGCCTCTTCTTTTGCCTTTGTGTCCTCTTTTGGCGGCGTCGCCTTTGCCGGAGTCGCCTTTGCTTCACGCTCCGCAATCTTTCGCTTCTTCTGTGCGAGTAAAGAGTTCTCGCCTTTACACAGTTTCGCTTCCCATTCTTGCGCCGTATAAGGGCGTCCACTTCCATCAATATCCATTTTAGCTTTATACAATTGCTAAAGATAAAAAAATAATGCGTGAGACCGACGTCAGACCGGAAAAAAAAAAGGTCTTACCCTGCCTTTTTTGCGGTGTGCTTACTGGGCGCTGATTTGAATGAGTTCAGGCATCTCGTCTTCGTAGTAAATGCCTTCAACAATTTTGAGAAGATCAACTTTCGTCATTTTGTACCAAAATCTGGTGTTTGTGGTGGGTTGCTTCTCAAAGTTGAGCACGTAGGGGAGCCAGTTGCTGTCTTCGTTGGCCGCAGCCCACTCGTTCAACCTTTCAGCTGCTTCTTTGAAGTTTGTCTTGAAAACAGTCTTCAGGGCTTCGTTCAAATCTTCGTCAGTTGCATTTTCAAACCAGCAACCGCCTTCATCTTCGGGTTCACAATTTGCGTACATCTCCTGGCCGCACTTGGGGCAAATGCGCTCGTAGTCTTCGCTCTGGGTGATGGCCGAGGAAATCATTTCATCAACAATTGATGAGATCATTTGCATAGTAGTCGTCATTTCGTCTGTGTCTGTGTCTGTTTGGAAACCTGTCTGATTAGTATTCAATTTTTTTTGCTTTCAATTTTTTTTGTTTTCACTATAAAATGGGGGGCACATCTGGACGTTTTTTTTTGTGGCTGGTGATCACTTCACCTCTGTCTTTGAGATCACCTTGCCGCCCTTCAGCTTCAGGATAAACTTTCTGGGCGCGCGTCTGTTTTGTGCGACCACACTTTTTTTGGTGATGTAGCCATCACGCCTCCAGCTCCACTCCCACACGCAGTCGCATTCAGAGCACAAGTGATCCGAAAACTGACCCTCCTTGTGGCAAATATCGCATTCAGCGACATCTTTGTCGGCTTCAACGTAAATGCACTCCTCGCATTTCTGGCAGTAAACTTGGTTGTCTTCAATTCCATCAGGGGCGCAGCACATATCGCAGCAGTCGTCTCTGCACCCTACGCAGGTAAATCTCTTCACGTCGTCGGTCTCGCAAGTCAAGCACTTCATTATTGTCTTTGGTGGTTCGCTGCTTCTCCACATATCCAGAAAAGCATTTCAATTTTTTCTGAAGTCAGCGGCGCTCACACACATCATCATTTTATTCAAAATAATCCTTCTCTGCGACTTTCGGATACTGTGAGACTTCTGCTGCTTCAATTTTTGCCTTATCCAGAACCGCATTCTGCTCTTCGGCCCGCTTCTTGATGAGGTCGCTCAATTTCTGATCCTCTTCATTCTTGCGATTCCAAAATTTGAGCCACTCGGGAACATAAAACCACATTTTTTCTTTGCTTATAATCTAACCAAAGAAAAAAATAATCAAGAATTCGGCGCGCCGCGTTTAAAGCAGGAGGGGTAGAAAAGGCGCTACAGTTGATGCAACATTTCCCAGATCACTCCAGAAATCCCCGCCTGAAGCGCCGCCACCTGAAGTGCCTGCGCCTCGGTAGGTCGCCTTGGCGTCTTTGAGTGCCTGCTTATAGGACACCCCGTGTGCCTTGGAATATGCCTTAACGTGTTCAATCCATTTGGAAGCAGGGCGCTTTCCACCGCTTGCACCAGCGCCAGCAGGTCCGGCATTCACGGCCGGGTTGGAGGCAGCCAGTTCATTCACCAGGGCATTCGTTGCTTCAATTTGGTCTACACTTTCGCTATTGCCTGCCTGGCCCGCGCCCTGGCGATAAGTGGTGTAATTCTTGGATCGCTTCTTGTAGTCGTTCATAAACGCTTTGGTAAGGGGTACGCCGTTGCAGGGCATTCCACTCTTGCTGCTGATACAGCAATAATCGGCGGGTTTGATCTTGTAGGCTGGTTTGCGTCCCTCACTCAATTTCTTCCTGCCGCCACTCTGACCATCACCCGTCATATAGGGTTGATTGACGTTGGCGCGCTGCTGGAGCGCAACCAAAGCCTCGCTACTGCCGCCAACAGGCCGCTTAAAATCTTTACCCGTGGCTGTATCAAAGCCAATATATGGTGCATTAACACTCATATCGCCGCCCGACATTCCCGCCTTTGGAGGAGTGTTAAAAGGGGGCTGTCCATCATTCGGGATATTGCCGCCCTTGTACAGTTGCTGTTTGCCCGACAACTTGCGCGTGTCGCTGGCGTTGCCGTATCGCTGGCCCAGAGCCCCGCCCGACATTCCCTCGCCCTTCTTGCCCGAAAACAAACCGGCAACCTTGCCCGCCGTGTCGGCGATCTTGCCCACCTTTTCAACAACAGGCATAACTTTATCCAGACCGTCGCTTGTCGCCTTTGCGCCCTTCTCCACCAAGTCGCCGATTTTATTTACAGATCCCTCTACAAAATCGCCCACTTTGCCGAGTGCGTTGTTAATGCCGGAAATCAAGTCGTCAATAAATGACCCGCCCGACATTCCAAAGCCCGACAGGAACGGTTCCAAATAGGACATATCGGGTTCGTCCTCACCGCCAGACAACCCTAAACCAAGCAACAGGGGTGCAAAAGAGGCCAGCGTTGACCAATCAAAATCGCCGCCAGAAAGACCCCTGCCGTGAAGCGCCTTCATCTCGGAGAGAAGTTTCCTGCCGAGTAGATGAAAGTCTCCGTTTGCGCCACCCGACGTGCCTTTACCAAATTTGCTATACAAGTCCATACCCGTTTTCACGTGGGGAGCAACCGCTGCTGCAACATTACCCACTTTGTTCAAGCCGTCCAGCAGATCATCAAAGAAGCCGCAACCCAACAAAGCGCGGCCAACTGCTTTGGTTCGTTGAGCTGAACTGCTCTTTCTGCCGAGACCCAGCAGGGGCAGGAACGGGGCCACAGTTGATGCGATATTGCCCAGATCTGACAGGAAGTCCCCGCCTGAAACTCCCATTCCGCTCACATTCTGGTTATATCCACCAGATGTGCCGTACCCGTGGAACATTCCTGTAGAGTTGAGATCGGGGTTCATAATGGCGGGTTCAGCGTCGGTGATTTCATCACCACCCGACAGGCCAGCGCCGCAGCGGCAGCGACCACGAGCAGGGCACCTGCACGCCATTCCGCCGCTTACGCCTGCGCCTTTGGGAATGAATGGGGCAATAGCAGACGCCACCTGACCCACGGGCCGCATAACAGACATAAAACCGTCAGCGAAGTCGCTCCAGAAATCCCCACCTTCTAACTGGTAATCCCCTTCGCGCATAGAGTCGCCCTGGACTTGACCACCGCGAAGTGGAGTTTGAGACGCTTCATAAGCGTCGTGTTTCAGATTGCGCACATCAAAACCTTTCTGCTGGTTTGCAATTGCAATATTGTAAGGCGTTAGATACGTAGACATTTGCGATTATACTTATACAGCAGAAAAAAAATTCGCCTTAATCCCTTAATGTATTAATGTACGAATTTTTTATATCTGCATTATATAAACCCGAACCCTCTAATGGATATTGCTGAAACCAAACAAGGCATAGACGAAGCAATTCGCAAGTTTGTCGCTGTTTTGAAATTAAATAATTCACCTGTAGTGCAACTCGGCACGAGTTCATTCAAAACTCAACAATATTTTAGTGATTATGATCTACTTTCTCCAATCTCAAACCGCAATCTCTCGGACGACAAGATTTGCAGCGAACTCAAGCGCATCTTGAAATCAATAAAGGATATGGACGACATCTGGTTTATTGAACTAAAGATCCAAAACAAGGACGGCAGCAAAGAGAAGTTCTTTCCGCAAGATGTCGCCAGCCTGGATTGCGCGAGGGTGGCCAAGGCGATCAAAGTGATTGATTATATCAAAATTGATGCAGTCATTTACATTCGGGATACGAATAAGTTGACTGAACTCTCCATCATCTACGCCTTTCAAGATGTGCCCGCTGACGAAATCCTCATCAAGACAATCAGCGAAGACTACAAACATTACCGATCGGTGGGCAACCCGTACAAGGCCCTCAAGCGCTTATTTAGTGTATATCGCCTTGAAGGCAACAAAGACAAAATGGTTGAACTATCCTCCCTTTTCAACAGCGAAACAGGCAAACTGTATTCACTTTCCAGCAATCTCAAGGCGGTTAAACTCCTTCTAGAGAGCGACGTTGACGGTAAAAATCTTGGCGAAAAAGTGCGAGTTAATTTGCAAGATGTAAGCAACACGATAGGCAAACCTTTACGCACCGAGCGCGAGATTGATCGCGCAATCAAAGCATTAGACGCGCAAATTAAAAAAGAGACGCAGGTTTGGCTGAAAACGCATAAATCAGTTTTGCCGTGAAATAGGATTTTTTTTTATGTTGTTTATATTATATAGATTATTTATAATATGAACGAGTTTAATCTTGCAAATATTGGCCGCCCCCTTGCAAAAATCGTAGGTGGAAAATTGGATAAGCGCTTGATAAGTGTCGCACCAAGTGGTGATGTGAATCCTCAAACCGATAAAACATTTCAGGCCCTGACTTTGCCCGACGACGGGAAGTTTCAGATTGTGCCTGATACGAAAAAGGAGCGCGACATTCTCTACATTACGGGTGCCTCTGGATCGGGTAAAACCACATTCACCGCGCGCTACTTGGAGCAATACAAGAAGAAGTTTCCGAAGAACGCCATCTACATTTTCAGCGCCCTCAAAGAGGACGAAACCCTGGATAAAATCCCTGGCGTTAAGCGCATCAAAATAGGGCCTAATCTTGTTTCCGATCCGCTTGAGATTGACGACTTCAAAGACTCAATTTGCGTATTTGATGATATTGATGTAATCGGAGACAAAAAACACCGCGAGGAAGTCTATAAGATCTTGAACAAGATTTTAGAGACTGGTCGGCATACCAAGACTTCGTGCATCAACACCAATCATCTCCCTACCAACAAGGGTGAGACTAGACGCATTTTAAATGAAAGCCACGCGGTGGTTTACTTTCCACACAGCGGAAGTGTTAGGGGTACGAATTACCTGTTGACTGAATATGTGGGCATTTCAAAACAGGAAATCGCGGCTATTAAAAAAATGTCCACGCGGTGGTGCTGCATTTTCAAAAATTATCCGCAAGTCATTATGACTGAAAAGAGTATATGGTTAGTCGGCGCAGACGAAGAAGAGGACGATTAAACATTTACATTAATTCCCCACCTTCTACATTTATTATCTCAATATCTGGCGCTCGCTCTTCTTCCACCACATTCCCACTCGGATCTATTTTTGTATCTATCCACGTCTGCGACCCAAGCGGTTTCACGCTCATTATGACCCCGTTCTCGGCATCTGGCGGTTTCAAGGCAGGATTGTCTATATCCGGGTCGTAATACATTCTGATTTTGTGCGTTCCATATTGCGGCGCTTTGTCCACTTCTGCGGATATGTGAATGTGCGTCAAGCCATTACAGACGCTCGGTTTGCTTACATCTTTCTCTGCCTTGTAGAGAATGTTGTATTTGTTTATGATGTCCTCGTCAATCAGCGGTGCAATATCAAACAGGTTTTTCAGATCAGTTTTGATAAGGGTCAACATATCCTTCGGATTGCTTCGCATATCGCGTTGAAGCGACAGTTCTATCTGGATTTTCTTGAACATTTGAGAGAATTGCAGCGCGCAGATTCTGTGGCCTTCGGCCCGTTTTTGCAACTGAAAATACGAGTCTATACTCTTGATCACGCTTACAAAGATTGAGCCTGTAGATAATATGATAAACATATCGTCATTCTGAATGTTCATTCCCGTCAGTAATCCAATCACGCTGGACAGAACAATTACAGGTATGTTGATAATATTGCTTCTAAATTGGTATTTTTCGTAAGCGAGATTGTGCAGTATGCTCCAGCTTTCGGCTTGTTCGCCCTGCGCTTGTAGCAGTTTCTCTAGCTCTGGTACGTATGCAATTTCTTTAAGGGGCATTTATATTTTCACAATATTTTAATTTTTTTAAGTATTCCAAGTTTTTTTATGATATTGATTTTTTCACGATTTTCAAAAAAAATTGAAATGTTTTTTTAGATACAGAGCATATAAGCAGCGATCAAGCAACAGACAGACGATTATAATGAGCCAAGCAACAACGCAAGTGAAGAAAGTGAAAGGTGAGGGCTTCAAGTGGGGCCAAGAACTTCTCAAAGCAAAAGCAATTATCGCAGAGCAAGAGGAAATAATGAAAAAACAGCAGGAACAGATTGAAGCCCTCAAAGCTGAACTTGAACATCTCAAGACCGATTGTGTGAAGGCTTTTGAACTCCTGGACAGCAGAGAGGGCTACTATGTGTGCACTCCCCAGAATATCATCAGCCAGGAAGAGGAGGAAGACTGCCTTTACTGGGGCGCAACCAACGGCTACTTGACGATCTTCCGCCTTCCAAAGAGCGTGAATGTCCCCGACGACTGCGACTTTGGAGATGCGTTCGGAAACAAGTGGTGCCTTGGCGAAGAGTGGGGCGGCCTGACGAAAGCCAGTTTCCAGACCATCACGCAAGAAATGATTGATAATGAAAACTTTGAGCAGGAACAAGGCTACAGCGACAGCGAGGACGACAGCGACAACGAGGATTTGGAGTGCGCGGCCTGGTGCAAGCCAATCAGAGAGGGAAAAGAACCAGAAGAGAGGGACGCGGACGAGTTCCTTTCCACGAAACAGAAATGCCCCAGCTGCGAACTGGAAAGACAAGAAATAATCGCAGAGAAGGCCAGCGACGAAACCGAAGAAGGCTGCTGTACCAACTGTGGTGTGTTCCTAGACGAAGATATGCACATCTTCTGCTACTCCAGAGGTGATGAGGAAGAGACTATGTGCTGCGAGTGCGGCCAAGATCTCCACGAGGAAATGAAGGCCGACGGTTGGAAGCGTGATGACGACAGCGAGGACGAGGAGTAAGTAAACAAATACTAAAGAGGCAGGGTAAGCCCTCATTTTTTTTTAGGTGAAGTTAGGTGAAGAGGTGAAGCTAGGTGAAGCAATTTTCAATCCGTTTGTATATCCCAAAACAGCGATTCTAGCCTATAGGATAGGATCGCCAAACACCTCACCTCACCTAACCTCTTCACCTAACCTAACCTGCCTCACCTAACCTAAACATTTAGTATTTAATTACGAATTAAAATAAAAATTGATGCATAAAAACTATATAAGTATAAAGAAACATATTAAAGCGAAATTATTATCTTTTAGTAAATAAAGACGAAAGTTCAGAGAATGTCCACCGAGATCAAGCAGTACCCCTCCAAGTCCGCGGAAAAGCAGCGCGAATATTACACGAAGTTCTACGCCAAGTGCCAGGAACAAGGGACGCAGATATGCCCCGTGTGTTATGGTCAGTACACCTACTTCAACCGATCCCACCACAACAAGTCGGCGCATCACAAAAGGGCAGCCGCCCTGCAAGCCGAGGCCTCCTACGGAACGCACCACGCACCCGTGTCCCAGGTTCCCGCCAATTAGCGGACAATTAATTATCCCTAAAAAAATCACTAAAAAGATTGAAGAACTTTAGGAAGTTTTTCATATAGGGAATAGCCAACTTTATTTAACAATATTGCACCGCCGACCGACCGACCACCGATCCAGATTTAGCGATTTAATATTATTAAAACTAAAAATTGATTGATTTAAATCTGAATTCTTTAAGTAGGAAGATACTTTAGGAATAAAACAATTAAGTTGATTTTAACTTAAATATAATCTCTGTATTAAGTATATATCAACTCAAATGACTACCTCCGCAACTCCCTTTGTTCTGATGGACGGCCTGTATGGCGACATCAAGAATCCCGCCAACCACTACACCTGTGATGTAGACGCTTTTAACACTCCTAGTAATGCATTTGAAGTGCTTATGGAGGGCACACCTTGCCGCCTCTTTATTGATGTTGATGGTGAGATGTCGGCCGACACCGACGAAGCAACCTTCAATAAGGTTGTCGCAGAATGCGAGCAGAAGTTCTGCGCGTGTGAGAGCATAATTGGTGTGCGTAATTCTTCGCACTTCAAAGCGCTCAAATTTGATATGAAGACTGAAAATGGACGAAAGACAAGGATTAGGAAGATTGTGAAAAAAATAAGTTTCACACTATTATACAACAAAGTATTTCCAACGTGTGGAATGATCAAAGACTACGCGGTTGCAGAAACTCTGCCCCAACTCCAGGCCCTACTCGGTGATACGATTGAAATTACAACTGAAAACAAAGAAAACACACTCAATCTTGATACGAGCGTTTATCGCACGAACGGTAAGGTGCGCGCACCCAACGCCTACAAATATGAAGAACAGCCCGAACGCGTCAGCAAAATCGTCAAAGGATCAATATTGGATAATCTGATTCAACATATTCCGGAAGGCTGCCCTTCAGCACCTGAAGTTGCATCAAGGGCGACAACCCCGAAAACGCCAAGGGTGGCCTCGGTGAGCGTGGAACCACCAGCGGTCCACTCCAGCGCCAGCGCAAGCGTGGAAAACAGCGGTGATACAGAACTAGCCAGAACACTCTTACAAGGTCTCGCACAAAAGCGGTTCGCCAATTATGATGACTGGCTGAAAATGTTGCTGGTTGTCGTACAAGAGCGCTGGGATTACAAAATGTTTGATGAAGTGTGCGCGGCGCGCGCGGAAGGCACATCATACAACAAGGCCAGCAACCAGGCAAAATATGCTTCTATTAAAATTCGCAAAGAAGGCGGCCTGACGCAAGCGACGCTGTGGAATTGGCTGAAGCAGGACAACAAGGCTTTATTTGATGCACTCCAGAAACAGCGCAGGGACTTCTACAAGCAACTTGACGAAGGCCTGTCTGATATTGAATATGCGAAGATGTTCTACTCTGTGCGGCCTGACCGCTACTTCTACAGCGACCAAACCGAGTGGTGGGAGATCCGCGAGAACAACAAGTATTACAACACAGGCAAGAGGATTCCGATCGGCATTACGAATGTAATTAGTGAGTGCCTGCGTGAAATGCTGGAAGACCAGCGCAAGAATCTCAATCCTCTTGACGAAAAGACCAAAGATCGCAGCGCTGCACTCTTGAAGGAATACCGCCGACTAGGAGACCGCAAACCGCTTGAAAATATCGCGTCCTTCCTGCCGAAACTGTGTATGGTTGAAAAGGAAGACTTGGATTTCAAGATGGACGCAAATACCAACTTGATCGCGTTCAAGGATTGCGTGTATGACCTGCGGACCAACACTTACCGCGCAATCGTGCCGAGCGACTTTATCAGCAAGACCACAGGCTACAATATGGGCGACAGGAAGAGCGACACCACGCAACGCAAGAAAGTCCTTGCAATTATTGAAAGTGTCTTCCCCGATAAGGATTTACGTGATTACTGGCTGAAATGCTCGGCCCTGTCGTTCTTCACGAACAGATTCCAGATGCTCTACATTCTCACAGGCACAGGCGGCAACGGCAAGGGTGTTTTGACCTCGTTCATCAAAGCGGCTGGTGGTGATTACGTTTACGGCGCAGACCAGACCTTTCTGACGAGCGTGCAAAAGTCAGGGCAAGCCAATTCGTGTCTCGCTTCGTGTGATGGTGTGAGGATTGTGCTTGTGAGCGAACCAGACAACGGCGAAAAGAACTGCTATATGAATACCGAGTTTATGAAGTCAATCACAGGCGGCGATCCAATCAACGCACGAATGCTGTTTCAAAACGCCAAGGTGTTTACTCCACGCTTTACGGTGCTTATGTCGTGCAACAACAAGCCAGAGATTCGCAAACTGGATCGGGCTATTCTTCGCAGGTTGTCTATCCACCCCTTCCTGTGTTCATTCAAGAGCAACCCAGACAAGGCCAACCCCTACGAAAAACTAGGCGACAGCACGATCACCGACCTCAAAGATGATGCGGCTTTCGTCAGGGAGTTTATGATGTTTATGATTGAAACCGCGCACGCAAACAAGGACGTAAAGAGTATTGAGATGCCCGAAGCGTCCAAGGAAGCGGTGGAGGATTACGTATCCGACAACAATCACTTCAAGGTGTGGTTTGAAGCGCACTACAAGAAGGAGGTGGAAATCAAGACGACGGACAAGGCGGAACTGGCCGAGTGGCGCAAGGAGCGCACGCACAGCACAGGCGACATCTACAAGAAGTTCACAGCCGCGACTGGGAGCCGAATGTCCAGCAGCCAGTTCTTGGGTGCAATCAACTATAATGAACTTCAGATACACAAGCAGGGCGGCCAGAAGTGGTTGCGTTATTATGAATACTCGGAAGTCGCGGAAGATGTAGAATACGACGAAGAAAGCGATTAATTCAGATTATTTGCGGTAAAAAATCAAAATTTATTATCTTTAGGCAATATATAAACAAAGATAATAAAATGTGTTCGGTGGCTCAACAACAACAACAGGCATTCAACAAGGATTACGCGTACGGTCGCTCCGCAGAGGTGAGTGTTCTTGATACGATCCGCAGGTTCTTCAACGACGCGACAATCAAGCAGTCGCAGGATAAATACAGCAGGTACGACTACGAAAGCGAAGGCGGCCGTAAATATGAACTGAAAACGCGTAGACTAACACGCAACAGGTTTGCAACCACTATGCTCCCCCTCGGAAAACTAAAGGCGGAAAATCCAACAGGTAATATTTTTTTATTCAAATTTGATGATGGATTATTTTACATTCCCTACGACGAGAAAACATTTAGCAATTTTCCGATTGGCGCTTACTGCCGCCAGGACAGGGTGGGGTTTGACGTGGAACAGGACTACATTTATATTCCGGTTAATCTACTTACTCAAATAATCTAAATGTGTAAAAAAAGGAATAAATATTATATCAGTATACATTATAGACCGATATAATATGAACCAGTTTGAAAATAATCTCTCCGAAAGATTTAGTGATGCAAACATCTCACAGTCTTCGCAAAAACTCTATTTCAGCAACCTTCGCAGATTGAACGGAGGTGCACCTTTGACCGACTTCAAGTTTTTAGACAAGCCTGAAGTGATCGCCGACAAGTTGAAGGATTACGCGGCCACCACACAGCGCAACTTCCTTATTGCAATTGTGTCGGCGTTAAATCTGGGCGGGACGCAGCCCAAGCATAAGAAATTGTACAGTCGGTATTATGACTTGATGTTGAATAAGAACAAGGAGGTCAAGGAAATCAAACACGATCCAGAGGGTCTTCCCAAATGGGACGACATCACCGAGAAGCGCAACACGCTCGGTAATCAGGTGCAGGATTTTTGGACGAACAAGCAACTCTCACCGCTTCAATATGAGACGCTGCTGAAATGGGTTGTCGTGTCCCTCTACACGCTACAGGCACCCCGGCGCAACGGCGACTACTTGAATGCATTTATTGTGGACAAGAACACGCCACAGTTGGCCGAGGATCGCAACTACATCACGCTCAAAGAACCGCACGAATTCATTTTCCACAAATACAAAACCGACAAGAAATACGGGACACAAACGGAACCCGTGGAAGCGGAATTGCAACGCGTGCTCAACATTTATTACAAGCACCACCCGCTGCTTGTGAAGGGGCGACTCCCAAAGGATACACCCGCTGTGAAGTTTCTGGTGTATGCTGACGGTGAGCCCGTGTCGCAGTTGAACGCAATTACGCGCATTCTGAACTCGGCGCTAGGTAAAGGCACCGGATCAAGCAAGTTGAGACACGCATATTTAACCGATAAATATGGTAAACTCACCGAGGAACAGGCCGAAGATGCTGAAAAAATGGGACACAGCGTGGCGCAACAAAAAGATTATATTTACACGAAATAATTCAATTTTATTATATTTGCATATTGTATACAGTAAAATATACAAGATGCCTTACGAAATACGAAAAGTTGATAAAGGGTGGAAGGTCTTTACGAAAGGAACAGATCGCTCACACAGCAACGACCCTTTGCCTTTGAAACGCGCGAAGGATCAATTGAAGGCATTATATGCAAATAATGCAGACGAAGATACAAAAATGCGCGGTGGTATGATTGGCGGGTTTGATGACGGCGACTGGGATAAACTGTTTGGCGTGTACGGTGGTGCCGAAGATGATGATGAGGACGCGCAGGCCAAAGAAGATTCGGAGGCAATCGTCCGATTGGATAAGGACGAGAAATCCTTTGATGTAGAAGAAGCAACAGGCGAACCAGAATATCTGAAACTGGCGAAGCAGTTTGCAAAGAAGGCGGGATACAAAGATTACGCTACGCTGAAACTAGCGGACGACGGAAAGCATAAACTCGTGCTACGGGGTGTGAAATTTGGAAGCATCAACAACAACGATTACATTATTTACCGACAGCATTTCCCTTCAATTGCCGATCAGAAACGCAAACAGTATTTAGCGAGGGCCCGCAAAATAAAGGGCGACTGGGCCAAGAATAAATACAGCCCGAACTCGCTTGCGATCAACATTCTCTGGGACGGCAGCAGCAAGAAAGGTGGCGATCTTACCGACCCTTCCTCCTGGGACTGGGGCGCGCTGGAGAAGATAGGAACGGACACCTTCGGAGACTTGTTTGATACACCAGAAGAAAAAGAAGGAAAGCGGTTGAAAGCGGAAGCGTGTAAAGTATGTAATGCAGAAGGATTGCCCAAGGTCGGCGGGGCGGATAAGAAAATGAACTTTCGCAAAGATGGCGACGATCCGCGCAACTGGGGGTATGATGAAGAAGATGATACACCAGTTAAGATGCCCGTGGAACCTGAATACCCTGAACAGCCACAGTTTGTAGGCGACCCCTCACAATTTAAACCGCTGCCGTACGACCCTAACAATCCCCTAATGTATATGGTAGGCGGTGCAGTTCCACTCAACAAGAAACTCTACGAACGCGCGAAAGCGGAGGTGTATCCGCGATACAAGAAACCCAGCGCCTACCGAAGCGGGGCAGTTGTGAAACGCTACAAAGATCTCGGTGGTAAATTCAAAGACAGCAACGGCAGACCCCTTGCACGCTGGTTCAAAGAAGAGTGGAAAGATGTTGGAAACCAAGAGTATCCTGTATACAGACCCACCAAGCGTATCTCAAAGGATACACCCTTGACCCCCTCGGAAATAGATCCAGAAAATCTCCAACTCCAGATTGAAGAGAAGCAGAAAATCAGGGGCGACAGCAATCTCAAACCTTTCCTGAAAGGCGGCAGGCTGGCGCAGACCGACGCAGAGGAAACCAAAGTTGCAAAACAGATTCTGAACAAGGTCGCAGGAGAAGCGAATGCGGCCGTCCGAGAGATTAGCGAAACGCCTATGAGTGATTCCAATATTCGCCGCTACTTCCCAGATGCAAAGGTATTGAAATACAGCGAACTCGCTGATGTTGAAGACATCACGCAACTCCTTCCACAGCCCAAGTCCTTCTTCTTCCTGTTATACGAGCAGTCCTTCAATTCGGGACACTTTGTAAGCGTGAACAGGTATATTGATAATGGTCGCGACACGATCTGCTTCTTCTGCTCCTACGGCAGCAAGATTGATGCACCTCTGCGCTGGAACTCGCCAGAGAAGAATCGGGAACTAGGCCAAGGCGAACCCTACCTTACCCAATTACTGCGGAAATCTGGTAAACATATTCAGTACAATAGGGTACAGTATCAAAGCAAGACCTCGCCCAAGGCAACCTGTGGCGCGTTCGCCACGCTGTGGCTCAAAGCCAACATTCGCGACAATATGAACCTACAAGAGTTCCACGACTGGATTACTGAAATCAAGGACGAGACAGGCCTTACGTATGATGCAATAGCAGCCAACGCAATCAGCACGCGTGATTAAACATTTTTTAATGTCTTCTGGGTTTCCCAGATAGAGATTAAAAGTTAGGTGGGGAGGTGAACCGAGGTGAAGTGAATATCAATCCGTTTGTATATCCCAAAACAGCGATTCTAGCCTATAGGATAGGATCGCCAATCACTTCACCTCACCTAACCTCTTAACCTAACTTTCTTGGATCCGGCCACCGTGAAAAAGGGGATTGCGCCAAGTGTGTTGGTTTAACAAATCTTTACCCCACAGAAAAGCGGGGACTGTGGCCAGAGGAGATCTGAAATCAATAAAACTAGATGATTGTCGGACTTCACCCTGGGTGCCTTTCTTGAGGGCACGCGCCCCGAACAACTTATAGAGCGGATCGCCTGATGCATACACGCGGTAATTGTTGAGACTTGTATCGTCTATATCCTTGACCTGAATTGCGGGGTTGTAGGTTCTGGCTTTGAGGATCAGGCCCGCGTGCAACCAGTCGTCAATAATTGCACCAGCGAGAGAATGGCCTGTAGCGTAATAATAAAATTGGGTCGGTATATAATCTTGCTGAAAACGAGTCAAGAAGTCGGTGTCTTTTTTATAGCGTTGAGTGTCTATAATCTTGTCTAAAACTACAGGCAGCCACGCGGCAAAGTCATCAAAATCGGCTGTCCCACGTACACCGACAACAATTACAGGATAGTCGTTCTTCTTGAAAAATTTTAGTGTAGGGGTCTGATTTAGCAGAGACCAGCCGTCAATATTACCCGTGTAGTTGTCTGCATAAGCAGAACCAGCGATTTCGTATAATAGCGCTTTATCGGGTAATTGCAGATTTGGATCTGTGGTATTTATATCAACGCTCATTTTATAAATAAAAAATCTTATAGAATGTATATAGATAATAAATTAACAAATGTCTACATCAGGTATTATAGCCCAAAATGGGAAAATCTTTGATAATTTGTTGCCGAACCCTTACCCGTATCCAGCACAGGCGAACTCCCTCGCCCAAGTTTTAATTGCTGGTGATGATGCTGGTAATGGAAATATAGAAAATCTTCTACAACTCCAAACTACGAATGTAGTTCAACAAGATCAGATAGGAGGACATCTCACTATTGGAGGAACCCCATCAAATCCTGGATCAGGAGGAGACTTGCGGATACAGGGTGCAACCTTAAAAGGCAGTATTCTTGCTGGAAATGGTACGTCTACAGTAGGCCTTCCTGTAGGAGCAAACGGTTTGGTATTGAAAGCGAACTCTGCTACAGCAACAGGGTTAGAGTGGGGGGCAGACGCTTCGGGTGGAACTGTGGAGGCGGTAAATGCTGGAACGAATATTAGTGTAGGTGGGACAATATCTCAACCGATAGTCAATCTTTCAGCACCGCTTACATCTACACTTGGTATGGGGACAGTCGCTCTAACTGATAAAGTTGGAGCATCAGGTTCAGCAGGGCAATTTTTATCGGCGGGAACTGGTGGCGAGACAGAGTGGGCGACACCGCCCGATACATTACCTAACCTTACAGCAGGAAATAATATAGACATAACAGGAACATCACCGAACCTAACAATTGCTCTTCAATCTCCTCTTACATCTACTTTAGATGTTGGTTCTCAACAAATCAACGGAGCAGGTGGGTTTAACACACTCAATATTAATTCGGGTGGTGATCTATATAATTGTATATCAGGTATAGTAGATAGTAAGAATAGGACTATTGCTGGTGTATTACAAGCGGAAACCTTAACGCAATTTGAAGAAACGGGTAATTCAAATGCGGTTATATCAAGTGTGGCGAGTAATCTTTCGTGTACAACATCTCTAACATCTACAAATGTGAGTAATCCCTGTTCTTCGTCTGTTGGAATGACTACATTATCAGCATTTCCCAATCCACAAGCTTCCGTTGGAGTTTCTGCGTCAGTTCCAAACCCTGCACCTGACCCTGATACAATCGGATCTATAGCCTTACAAACTAATCAAACAAGTCCCAGTTTATCACTCACTCAAACTGACCCCCTCGCACTTATTACTTCATATTCAACGACGCTTGATAAAGATGGTATTATTCAAAATAACTCTGGTGGAACAGGATTCAATCTTCAATCTGCACAAAATATCGCCCTTACAGCACCCTCCGCAAATGTGATCAATATCACAAACGGCAACAATATTGAGTTATTAGACCCTACTGCTACTGGATATACAACAACAATCTCTAAACAAGGAATAGATACAAATTATTCTGTCGGCGGAGTGGTAAATCAAGAAGATATTGCTGTAAGTGCTACAAGTGTTCAAAATACAATCTCTACAACAAACACAACCGATAATATCAATTCGGCAGTTCTAACCTGTGATACAAACTTTGTAAATAATGTGATGTTGTCTCAAGTAATAACATCTGGTTCTGAAAAATCCGCAGGTGTTTCTCTCACTTGTAATACTTCAAGCACTAATCCTAACGCACAAATAGGTTGCGGTGTATCCGTCCCTACTTCTATACCATTTCCCGATATAACTGCGAATGTTAGTATAGGTTGCCCTGATGCTTCAACTCCTCAAATCATAATCGCACAATCCGCACCTTTCCTACCAACATACAGCACTATTATAGACAAAGATGGTATAAATCAAAATAATAGTAGTGGTTCTGGTCTTACTATCACCTCAAATAGTTTAAATTGTAGTATTAATTCAGGGGCGACAATTGGTATAGCGGGACAATTTATAACACTTGCAGGTTCAGGAGCAGGAGGAGTTCAATTATCCGCACCAGCGGGAACTATTACATCTACTTCATCAACAGGACAGCAGGTAGTCGTATCAACTTTAAATAATGTTTCTACTCCAACACTCACAATCACTAATAGCAACGCTTCAATAGCATCATATCCAGTAATCAAGACGGACAGACCGACCCCTGTGTCTGTTGCTGGTGATGTGATAGGTGCTATTTCTACTTGGGCGGACGACGGGGCAGGAACGAGTAGGGAATGGAGCAGAATCCAAACTAAAACTGAAAATGTTGGTGTTGGTAATCAGGACGCCACTTTTTCTATTTTCACAAGTGTAAATGGGACTTTAAGTGAGGTCGCAAACTATAATGGAGCGCAGAACGAGAACAATACCTTTCGTCCTTTTGATCTGAATAACAACGATATTAGGACAACATCTGGTAATATAGTGCTTTCAGGTACACTATCAAGTGGAGTGGGTTCTATTGAACTAAAATCAAAAGACGCAACAGCAGGAGCAGGAACAGGATTAAT